GTAGCTGTTGAAATAGCACTCCCACGAATTCCATTACGTGAATCTTCAATTAGGTTTTCCACGTCTCGCTTCAGTCCAGGGTGGTCGACAATATATTGTTCTCCATCCCCAAGCCAGTCGGTTTTTCCTTTGCCTTTGTTGTTAAGGTTGTATGGATAACCGGGCGATGTGGTTCGATTTATAGGGCGTTTATACTGATCCCCATGCACTCCTGTGATAGCTTCTTCATATGTGTGCACTTGACCCATTCCAGTGGGCGGCTTACCTAACCCTTGGAAAACATCATTTGCAGCAGCTTCTAGAAGATCAGCATCCACCCACGTTTGTCCACCCATAATTTTCTTTATGCCCTTTAACATAGGATCCAAAACTTCTCCAGCTACGGTCGTAGGTTTGAGGAGAGCGGGTTTTGTCTTATGTTTCTGGACTTTGTCAAAGATTATTGAGGGGAGCAAAGCAGTGTGGATTGGAGCATTTGGAGCAGGAGCAGTGCCAACATTGATACAGTCACCTTCATCAAGTAGGGAAACCTGAAATTCTGGGCTAACCCAAGACTGAGAATATGGCAAGCGGCCATCTATCAAGTACTGCGACGAGATATTAAACTTCTTGACATGTTCTTTCAATCCTTGATCAAGGAACTCTTTTGTTGTCAGTGCGCCAAGTGCTGAAACGCCAGCGCCTCCAGCAACATGGAAACCAATCAACTTGGTATGAATCATTTTATTGGAAATAGAAAGCAAAGCTCCACACATTCCACTAACGGTTTCAAGGTCGTAGTCGATATGGTTACCAATCCTAATGGGACATTTGCATTGAGCAGTGTCCTTGGGGCAAGTACCTGGGGGATGAAGGAAGTATTCAGTAGCCCTTGTAGATACCGCAAAACTAGATGGGTATTTTTCTTGGACAATAGTCTTTCCATTCACCTCGTAGAAACCAGAGAATGTCATGTCTCCTTCTTGTAGTAGGTCAATATCGGTGGCACTCAAGAACTTGGATAAGATCTTTGGCCTATTGGGAACCACTGGAGGAAACGAGACAAGCGCCAGATCAACAGGAGCTCCATCCATTTGGAACATTTGGGAGATCTGGCACTCACTAATAGGCACTTGAATAGCAGCCTTAGTTGAGTACGGATTTCTAATCACCAGATATTCAATTGGATCAATATGTGGAGGATTGAGGACAGTGTGTGCAGTGGTAATCATGGTGCGTCCCACAAGGAAAACACCATTACTGCGACAACACATGCCATTCTTGTCCACTGCTTGAATCCAAACTGAATTCCTAAGCAAAACTTGAGTCGTCTGTTCGATTTGCACTTGATCACGCTGAGCATACTTGCGAGCGCCAATGTGCATCTCAGTTTCACAATTTATGAAACCTTGAGGACCATTTTGTGCAAAGGTTCTCTGACGAGCGACAGCAGGTTGATGTTCGTATACTTTCTGTGCATAATTCACTCGTGGTGGCACACGCGGTTGGGAATCATACACACGCTGAGCATGTGTACTATGCGACTCCCACAGATTGTAAACGCAGTCAAGAACCGCTTGCGAATCATTCATGTCTAGGTTATCAATCTCCAACGAATCGCAGATGAAACACCCAGCAAGACAAGCCGACGACAATAATTCCTGAGCTTCTTCGTAGGACTGTTGAGGATAAGGGCCACGGGTGTAGCGCAAAATCGCACATTGTCTACGAGGACGCTCTTTGGGTCTGGTCCGTCTGACTTTTTCACGAATGTCAGCAAACGCTTCTGCATCAAATCCGGATTTAAGCAAATCAGAGCGAACAGATTTGATTCCCGTTCTGTCAAGAAAATGAGCCAGCATATCACCGGAGTTGGGATACTCGATAATGCTGCACGCTTTACATTTTCCACACGGAACAGTAGAGTTAGAAGGTTCACGATTGAATTGACACCAAGAGTCCACAGTGTTAGAGGGCTGGCTACAAAAGATTCCCGAGTACCAAATTCCGAGAAGAGCAATTGCAGTGGAGCAAATGCCTGTCAAAATGTCGGAAGTCGGTACTCTAGGGAGATAATTTATAGTTTTCTGAGCAGCAGCGGAAAAGAAAGATAATAAGAATTCTGCAACACTAAGCAACTTATTAGTTGCAGCGCTGACACAAGCGTACATCTTGCTCATCCACGTGCCCAGGGCTCTGGAACACTCATCTTTGAAAGATGCAAATTTGGCAGTAATAGTACGAATGCGATGCTTGGCTTGGAACAAGTGCGATAGAGAACCAAAGAAATGGTCCTCAACAGCGTCTTCGAACACGTCTTCATCACCTTCCACTACATACTTTTCATCATCTGCAAGAACTTCGATGAATTTCTCGGGGCGGAAAATACGATCGAATTTCTCCAAGATCTGTCTCTCGGTTGAAGGAGGAGCGGGTGTGTCTATACCAGCAATTCTGCGAACAGCATTTGCCAGTTTGTCACTGTCCTCCTTTCTCTTATCGTATTCTGCAACGTAGAAGTTCCAAAATTGATCGAAGGTCATATGATCAGCCTTAGGAATCAATGTTACTTCTGCAGATCCACGTGCTTTGTTATGGGTAACTTTATAGCACGTGAAACGATAATGTTCAGTTGTAAGTGGCTCAACATCTTCCGGTTTTATTCCTTTGTGTTGTGCCACCTTTTCCTTACTGAATGTGTAATAGTGATCACCGCGGTGATCGCGGCCAATGGGAACACCAAACTTGGGATCGATTGTTACTTCTGCCCATATATGAAATCTTCGAAACACAGCGCCAGGGTCCACTAAAGAGTGAATGTCTGGAAACTGTTGATTAGAAGAGGCTATAATAAAGTCAGAAGTAAAATTCGAACATCCTTTCTTGGAAAGTTCTGCCATCTTAAGCGGGTACTGTGCGGTATTGACCATACGTTCTAGCTCGCCGTACTCCTCAACGGGTTTTTGAAGGGAATCCTTGACATTACCAAAGTCGTCAAGAATGACAATTGGTTGTCCAGTGTATCCTTCCCAATACTCGTTTTGAGCCATCCTGGGAAAAGAACAGCTTTCAAAAGCAGTGCCGTTTTTCTTTAGATACTTGCGGAAGATTTGAGCTTTCAACACATCAGTAGCAACTGATTTGCCAACTCCAGGTTGTCCATATAAATATAAGGACATTGGAAGGCTTCGAATTGTGTGACATTTAGCAGCACAATGCAAAGCCCATTCATATTGTTTGTTAATCCTCCTCTTAAGGCTATCAACTAAGCTAACACTATGACGTGAGTTCATGCGTGTCGCTTGAGTATGGTAATCACTCAATTGAAGATATACAGTAACAATTTGCTCGGCAATTGGACCGGAGGAATCAACTACAACATTGTCGAATTTTTCTATAATGCAACAAGCAGCGTAGAGATTCTCTAATTGGGGAAAATTTTGCATGAATTGATATTCTTCAGCAGAAATACCATACACAGTTGTGTAATATATTTGAGCGAGATAATCAAAAACCCAATTGAACAAGTCCTTGAGAGCTCTGAATCCCTGAGCAGCGCGTCCTACACTTGCAAAGTGCTTTGTCATCTCTGAAGGAGAAGGCAAAGTGCCTGAGCAAAGAAGAGAGAACACTCCACAAAGGAAAGACAGAAATCCTGCAAATGGAAGCAGTTCGGGGGATTTAGAAGCAGTGGTAAAGAGATCGGAGACCAAAGATTGGCCTACTCGAGCAGTGGTATTACCAGAGGAAAAATATACACTGACATCTGACATAGATGGCACCAAATTAACTAACGAATCGATAGAAATACCGAGAAGGCGAGCTAAATTTGCGCAATGTATTGCCAGCATGACAGGAGAACCTTCCTTGAGGTTATTAGCCACAGCAGAAAGTGAGATAACAATGCCAAGCAAATCAAATCCATCGGGAACTTTAAACATTTTACGCAACTCATCAGTTGCTGAAGTAAGAGTTTTAAGAATACTTTGTACCATATCCATGGTTGGGTT